TCAAAAGGTGGAACGATTGTCTATGACGCTGGTAAATTACTCGCAAAAGATAACTCAGCTTTTGGAACAATAAAAGTTGAAATATCAGGTAAAACCGCACGAGGTGGCGGAGCTGGTTGGACGTATATAACAGATGCGGCTAAACAAGTATATGGAGTAAACCTACCAAAGACAGGAATCATATCAGCTGATGCACGTTCTATGGAAAAGGGCGACGCTAAGACAATAGATAAATACTATAAAATATATAAGATATGCTATCCATCTATTAAACAAGAAGACTTTATTAATGAACTTATGCAAAAAGATGCAGTATGGATACACGCTAAATACGGTGTCACTCAATTGCTTTCTTTAATTAAGGGCAACTCAAAGGTAAAAGGAGATAGATTTGTAACAAAATTAATTAACTATGCTGGTAGTCAAACAGAAGACTCTAGCGCATACATTAAAGTATTTGAATAATGAAAACATTTAAAGAACATTTAGAGGAGTCAAAAGAGCTCGAAGAAATCTTTGGAGCTATTCCGTTTAAGATTGATACTCTTAAGTGGTCATCGAAACACAAAGGTAAAAGTCCTAAAGGCAATGACACATGGAAGTTTGACTACAAAGTCCCCGTTCGTGCAATGGGTAGTATGGTTTTAGATGACGGAGATTTCACATTTAAGGGATTATTTAAAAAAGCGGTCCAAGCTTTAGTAAAGCATTTAAAAATATCAGCTGGGCCAAAAGGAATTATTAAACAAGCAAAAGTAGTATTGAAGCCATGAATGTAAAAGATAAAATAGTATTTACACTAGTAATAGGATTAGTAACTTTATTATTTGTTATTACTATAGGAGACTTCTATGTATCTGTTAAAGAGCATAAGCCTGTTGATGAGGGAGTAATTAATTTATTAAAGATGTCAATTACTGGCATCGTTGGAATAGTGGCAGGTTACGTGTCACGAACTAAATGCCCTGGCCACGATGATAAAGACGATGATTGATTTTAAAACATATCTTGCCGAAAACAAAGCCGGCAAAAACGTTCACATGACTCACATCGAGGATAGAGTTATCTACGGTGGTGTGAAAGGTGCACGCGAAGCTATCTTTGCTTTGAGAGCAATGAGAGATATGTTGGCTGGCAATTCAGACTCGTCACATAACGTTACAGTAAAATGGGACGGTGCACCTGCAGTCTTTGCAGGAACTGATCCAAGCGACGGTAAATTCTTTGTGGCCAAGAAAGGTATCTTTAATAAGAATCCAAAAGTTTATAAATCAGAAGCTGATATTAAAGCAGATACTTCGGGTGACCTTGCTCAGAAGTTAATCGTTGCTTTTAATGAATTAAAAGACCTTGGAATTAAAGATGTAATTCAAGGTGATATCATGTTTACTACTGGTGATCTATCAACTGAATCTGCTGATGGAGAGAAACTAGTTACGTTTCAACCAAACACAATTGTTTATGCCGTACCAGTTAATTCAAAACTTGGCAAACAAATATCTAAAGCAAAACTTGGCGTAGTCTTTCATACAACCTATACCGGTGATTCATTTGAAAGCATGAAGGCTAAGTTTAAAGTTGACCTATCTAAATTAAAAAAGAAACCTTCTGTATGGTATCAAGATGCAGAATATCAAGATGTTACTGGTAACGCGTCATTGTCTGCTAATGAAACAAAAGAAGTGACTACTGCATTATCAAAAGCAGGTAAGATATTTCAGAAGATTGCAGGTACAACTCTTCGTTCACTTCAATCAAATCCAGAGTTAGCAGGTCAGCTAGAAACATTTAATAACTCATTAGTTCGAAAGGGCGAAAGAATCGGTTCACCTGCAAAGCACGTATCTGATTTACTTTCTTGGTTCGGTAATAAATTTGCAAAGGAAAGAGATAAGAGAAAATCAGCAAAAGGTAAAGCAGGTGTTGATAAGAAAGAGCAAGAATTAATGAAGTTTTTCTCAAAAGAAAACAAAAAAAGTCTGCAATTAATGTTTGAATTACAAAATGCTATTGTAGATGCAAAACTTTTGATTATAAATAAACTAGATAAGGTGAAACAAATGAAAACATTTGTTCGCACCAAAAATGGATTCAAGGTTACTGGCTCTGAAGGTTTTGTTGCTATCGATAAGACAAGCAACGGTGCCGTCAAATTGGTCGATCGTCTTGAATTTTCAATGAATAATTTTAGCAAGGATGTAATAAAAGGATGGGAACGATGATACAGTCATTTAAACAGTTTAAAGAAGCAACAGAGAAAGGCGTAGTATTTACTTTTGGTAGATTTAATCCGCCGACGACTGGCCACGAGAAGTTAATGAAGAAAGTAACGTCTCTTGCCAAAGGTAATGACTATAAAATCTTCGCGTCTCAATCGAATGATGCAAAAAAGAATCCGTTAGGTTATAAAGAGAAAGTACAACTTCTTCGTAAAATATTTCCTAAGTATGGCCGTAACATAGTTTACGATAAAAAGATTAAAAATTCTTTAGATGCTCTTGTATATCTTTACAAACAGGGCTACACAAAAGTAACAATGGTTGTTGGTGCTGATAGAATACCAGACTTTAAAAAGTTACTTAATAAGTATAATGGTGAGAAATCTCGTCATGGTTACTACGATTTTTCAGACGGTATTAGTATTGTTTCTGCTGGTGAAAGAGACCCTGATTCTGATGATGTATCAGGCATGTCTGCTTCTAAAATGAGAGCAGCAGCTTCTTCAGGCGACTTTAAATCTTTTGCAAAGGGATTACCTGATAACTACGGAGATAAAATTGGAGTATTTAATCTTCTTCGGTCGCGAATGGGTTTAAAAGAAATGACTAATTTCAGAACTCATATTGAATTAGCAACAACCGATTTAAGAGAAAAATATGTTGCAGGAGAAGTATTTAACGAAGGCGATGAGTTCTTAAATGAGCACGGAAACGTATTAGTTGTGCTAGAAAGAAAATCAAACTTTATCATAGGTTCTGATGAGAACAAATACTTTATTAATAAGATTCAAGAAGTTCGTCAAGACCCCGATGTAAAAGATAAGAAAGGTACTCAACCTGCAAAATATTACGCAGGAATCAAAACAAAATCTACAAAGGATAAAAGAGATGCTCACTTTAAGAAAGGGGCAAAGAAAGATGACGATGATCCAAGTGCGTATAAGCCAGCACCTGGTGATAAAGGAGCAAAGACAAAACCCTCGAAGCATACAAAGAAATTTAAAGATATGTTTGGAGAAGATAAAAATCCAATCGTAGACACTGAAAATAGTGTAGAAGAAGGCGTAAATGATCCAGCGATCTTTAAAGCAGTATTCCTTGCAGGTGGACCAGGTTCTGGTAAATCTTTTACTATTGGTAAAACTGGTTTACAAGCTCTCGGGTTTAAACTTATTAACTCCGATGATAACTTTGAAAAGGCAATTAAGAAAGCTGGTGCTACAATGGACCCCGATTTTATCTATTCACCAAAAGGCCAAGATATTCGAAATAAAGCAAAAGCACTTACAGCAAGACAGCAAGAAATGTATCTGAAAGGACGTCTTGGTCTAGTCATTGATGGAACAGGAAAAAATTACGAGAAGATTAAAAAGCAAGCTCGAGACCTCGAAGCATTAGGTTATGATACTGCTATGATTTTTGTAAATACAAATCTTGAGACTGCAGTCAAAAGAGATTCACAAAGACCACGCACACTCGGCGCAAAGGCAGTCGAAAAGATGTGGGCTGAAGTTCAAAAGAACATTGGTAAATTTCAATCTTTATTTAACAGAGACTTTCAAATTGTTGATAATTCAGAAGGTGCAAATTGGCAGAAAGCTACAACTGATGCTTATAAGAAAATGGCTAAGTTTGCTAAGAAAACACCGACTAATAAGATTGCAAGAGGTTGGATAAAGAAGCAACTCGGTGAAGATATTGAATTATCCGAAGAAGGTATCGAAGAAAATGTTACAGCTTCATTAAAGAAGAAAGCAAAGAAGTCTGGTATTAGCGTTGGCATATTAAGAAAAGTTTATAATAGAGGTGTTGCGGCATGGAGAACTGGTCACAGACCAGGCACTAATCCAACGCAATGGGGGTTAGCTCGAGTTAATTCTTTTGCAACAAAGTCAAAAGGAACTTGGGGCGGAGCAGATAAAGATTTAGCAGCAAAAGCACGATGAATACATTTAAAGATTTTTTAAACGAAAAAGTTGATAAATATTCACCAATTTATAAAGAATATTTACAACTAAAAAAATTATCAATAAAATCATTACGAGATAAATTAAGTCGTAATTATAAAGTTGTCGATTTAAAGGGCTATGATAAAGAAGGTGCTATTTCACAAATTCTCAGAGACAAATATGGTAATAAAAAAGTAGACAAGGTATTTAACGAATCCAAGATCAACGAAAAAGTTGAATACATGAATCTGAATCAACTGAAGAAACAGTTGAAAAAAGATTATGGCTCTAAGGCAAGCTCTCTTAAAATCGTAAAGATAAAAGGCGGAGTATCA